GTAGGATATAAAATTAAAACATGAATGAGGTGGTACCTCAATAAATAAAAGAAATCGCTTTAAGTGCTCGAATGAGCATTTAAAGTGATTGGTTCATACTCAGCCTCACTGTCGAACAGGACAGTGGTTGAGGGTGAGTCAAATGGCAAGCCGCTTTCTTCAAAAAGTTGCTTGCCAAACCAACGAATAGTATTTATGGCTTTAGCTTTTGCCCAAAGCCACGTAAAACGAGGTAGTCGCGCTACGATACGCGCACCCCGCACTTTCCGTGGTGTGATGTCAATTGTCTTTGTTAAGACGCGTGAGCCAATGCCGACAATCCCTGACCAGAAACGAGTGAACAAGTTCTTGTCAGCGATAGTTTGCTTGGCTGCTTTTAAGTTTTCAACTGACACGGTCATCTTGGTGGAAAACCATGACCTAAACCAGGTGCCTAATCCCAATTCGGGAATGGCAGCTTTGGCCTCCCCGAAGTCCTTCTTTACAGAACTGCTTGCAGCAGCCGCATAGGACTTGCTAGAAGACGCAATTGCATTCACGAGCTTTTTAGGGCTCGGAGATTGCTTTGCAATTTGCTCGCGCAACATTGCAATACGTGTCTTTTTCACTGGCTTGACATCAAAGTCAGTCAAACGTGAGAAAGACTTAACCACTTCGCCTGCCTGTTCCCCCCAGACAGCAGAAGTGGTCTTTGAGACACGCTTAATGTAGGCTGTTTTGCTCTCACCTGGCCTCCAAGAAGATAAGATGGAGTGCCGCATTGTGGCGATTGACTTATTCGGGCTAGTGCCCTTCATAAGGTCAGCAATAAGGAATCGAGTCCACCTTCGTGCGGCCTCACCACGGTTAAACCTGGCTGGCAATTCAGCAAGGCGCACATAGAGTTCTTGAATTATTTTATTCTTGGACTCCATGTGGTGGTCCTTCAGTGCTGCTTCAGCCTGTGCCGCCCAGTAAGATACTTGAGCACATTGCATCTCATCTTCACCGTAAAGCTGGGCAGCTTCTTCGGTGGTCAATTCACATTCATCATCGGACACGGTTGTGCGGTTTTCAGATGAAAGCCTCAAATAAATGCTCTTTAAATGAGCAATGCACATCAATTGTGACTGTCTAAGCACTAGGATTAGTTCTTTGTCAGCACAATGCAAGTCATAATAAACCTCGGGAGAAGTCTGTACAGGCTTAAGTGTTTTTGCTTCACTCGGTGATGCTTTAGCTTTGGAAACACGTTTGCCATCAGCATTGACGTACCCATACTGTGCCTTCTGGTAGGCAAGTCCCCAGTTCACTTCACGGCAAGGGAAAGCCATGTCCTCAAGATCTGGGGATGATTCTATGTGCAAATCAGTGCCTAAGTCAACAGAAGGGGTGGGTGAGAACACAAATCGGTGCATGACTTGTGACCTTTGTTCCCTTGTTTTAGCTTTTTCTTTGCCCTTGTATCGAACAGTCGTGAACTCAATATCATCAACATCAGGCAAATCCTTAATAGTGCCGACTCTTTCATCAGGTTCAGCAGGTTGTGCAGGCTGAGTTGATTTTATTTCAGTTGCAAAATCATCCTGAAGCTTTGCAAAATAAGTGGTAGCATCCTCATCTTGAATTTTGGATGTTGCCACTTGAGCCATGTCTAAGACGGTCCTGTACTTGGTGACCCATTCTTGGTAAAGGTCCTTAGCTTCCTTAGGGTCGTTATTTAAAAGCATTTTAGGCCTGCCCTTGGGCAATTTGGGCCAACATTTCGGCATTGTTGACGATAAAGATTCAATATAGACTGAAGCGCTTAATGGGTCTGCGGTGGCAGCGAAGTTTTTCAATGTGCTAATGGCACTTTCACATGAATCAATACTTGATTGGTAATCCATGTTAATAACAATACCTTACGGCGACAGCCACCCAAATGGGTGCTGTTTCGTTCCAGTGCTCTCCGGCCGTTTTCTGGGTCAATATAAAGTGAATAGGCAAATTAGTCCTCTTCATCTGGTTGCTTTGATGGTCCGGGGGAACTTCCCCAACCTGAATTCAAAAGCTCCTCAAGGGTTCGAGGGGCCTGAGGGATAGCTCTAGCACCTGCCCTGCGGTGTGGTGGTAAGTCCATGTCAGGGTCACTTGCACTCACGAGGCCAGTCCCACTCATAAGGGAACTGAGTGCAGCGCGTGCCTCACTACCCATAGGTTTCCTTCGCGGGGCCAATCTCTCAGCCGTGCCAGGGGTAGCCTTTGGGTTAAGGACATCTTTAGGCTTTGGATTATCAAAGTAAGCAGCATCACGCAGTGGCTCATCTTCAACCCGGTTGGGCACTGGTGCATTTCTTTTGCCGAACCTGCCAGTCTCAATTGTGTCATGTACCCCCATCATTGAGAACAATTCATCTCTCCATTCACCAGTAGCAGAGAATGACATCATGAATGAACTCCAACTCAAATGCCTACTACGCAGAAAAGAGATAATTTGCTCTTCACTAAGTCTGGCATTGCGGTCAACAAGCCACTTGGACGCACCAACAACAAATCTGTGCACATCATCAGTAGTCGCTGGGACTGGCTGCATCAACCCATGGAACCCACCCTCTTCTGTTGAATAGCGGGAGGATGGAAGCGTATTGCCGGCAATAGTGTAGAATTCAGCACGAGTAGCTGCATCCAAGGCAGGCTTGTAACTGCGTTGATTCACGGACTTGAGGGCTTGCTGGAACACCTCATACCTAGCAACAAAGTCAGCTCTTTTCTCCTCAAACTCACCAGGTAGGGAGTCAGACCAAAGTGATTCAAGGGCCTCAGGGAAGTACGTTGCTACTAGTGAAACAGGTGCTCCATTCCGAAGAATAGAAGCACCTATCGTGCGTGGGGTCCAGTCATTCATTTGGACCACAAATGGTGCATTGGCATATGAAAATTTGGTTGCAAGGCCATTTGAAGTTCTGCCGGTCCTGCCAAATCGTTGAATGATTGTTGCAGGACTCAATTTATGCAGGCCCACTTTTTCAATACCATTTCTCTCACCTACCGTTGGGAGTAACGGCCCACTAGAGCGTGTTATATCAGAAGTTATGACCCAATCGATGTTGGGAATAGTCAAGCCAACGTCAGCAACAGACGTAGCAATAAAGATCTTTGCTTGTGGGTCAATAACTTTAGATTCGGATGACAGTATGCATGAGCGTGCTTCAAAACGCACTGACAAGAAATCTGCTTGACTTTTGTCCACAACAAATATTAAGAATTTTGCACCGGGAAACCCTTTCACAATCCGTATTATTCTTGACCTATAGTCTTGCCAGTATAAGTGTTCTGTCATACTACTAGCGTCAACTACTTCACTTAAAGTTTCAGTGATTTCCCAAGTACGGGCAATTGTGAGCGGGCATGTGATGTCTGCGTCATCAAAATTTTGAGCTGTTGGAGTGGCTGTGGTCATCACCACATTCATTTGCATAGAGAACAAGATGTGCCTTAGGGCCAAATAATGTGGTTCCATTACATGACACTCATCCCAAATGAAAAGGTTTGACTTGTTCAACCATTCACCATGAAGAAAAACCTCCATGGCCGTGCAAATGATAAATCGTTGATCCGGGTCATACACAAACCCCTCTGTGACAGGGTGGGCCGGGAGCCCAAATGCTGATTGCAGATACGGAGCAAGAGTCACCACAAGCAAAGAACGTGGCACGACCATGATGATGCGGTCGTACCTTGACCAAACAGTCCTGTAAATTGTTGCAACAAGTGAGGTGGATTTTCCTGTGCCAGTTGCAGCTTGAACAAGCACAGAACAAATAGAGTTACCAATTGACTCAATAGCATGTAAAGACTGCTTCATATTGACTGGCACCTTGGTCCACATAACATTTAGCAGGTAACCTGTAGCACCCTCAATAACCTCGGACAAGGAGGGTACTCTGATCCACAACACCCAGTCGGGTACTGTGAAGTCAGGTATAAAGAATAACAAAGAAATGATCAAGACACGCCACCAGGGTATGTCAAAACGGCGTACAATGGTTTGCACATGCCCATTCAATATAAAATTGAAGGATGCTATTTTCTTGTCAACGTGTGTCAACACGTTTCCCAAATAGGTCGATTCTGAATGGTTGCACAATAGGCAAAACAACCAATGCCTCAGTAATAGTCCGCCAGGTGAATGTTCTCTTGGCGAGGACATAATCGCTGCTGAGTCAGCCAAGAAATCATATGGTGTTTTTCTTATCAAGGCAACGACCTCCGCAGGCCCAAATGCTGAATTAGCTATTTTAATCAGGTGAACCGGCCACGAAAGTTGACGCCGGAACAGACTAATCAAATGGTTAGTATAACCCATATTATAGATCGCTGGATTCAAGAAATCAGGTATAACTGACAAAATGTTCACCACAGTGTCAGCAATGCCGTCCATGCTGTAATCAAGAATTTGTTCACCTGGGTCCTCAACATCTTCCTCAGTTATAACTGAATCTGGATTGTACCACTTTGCAAGGACCTCATTATATGATGGCACGTGTACTGCTAGACGCATTACTTTGCCTTTGTTGGTGATTCGCACTTCCTCAATGGAGGCGACAATTTTCTCGTACACATCAGGATGGTGTGCACATAAATACAAATAGGAAACAAGTCTTTTAATGCGATAATCTCTGTCAACTTTTGCATCTTTTGATGGTGCGTAGGCTTTCTTAACAAGCTTGTTAACATCATGAAACACAACCCACCCAGGCACGGCAACACCAGCAAGAATGAAAGCTGCGATGTCAGCACCAGTGGGCCTTCGCCACCCTTTTGCAAGAAAAGTCATCCGTGACAACACATGTGATGGCTCCTCATCCCTAATGCCAACACCAAACCGCGACATGGTCTTGATTATATTGGCAGAGTTCCATGTTGGTGGAGCAGCCTTATGCCAAGATAACAAATGGTCATCACCGTAATTGCTCAACTTGCAGTAGTGGCGGAACTCATGAGCCGAAAGGCCTGTGATAGCCTTCCAAGCAGCAAGATAATAAATTGTCACTGCCAGAGAATTGTCGGTTGATGTGGATGAGTGCCCAGTTGATAACCCTCCTTTCTTGCTATAGATATTGCCGGTTGACGTGGTCATCATTGGCATTTTTAGCAAGGCTTCGTAATTAGCATCAATAAGGAAACAAATTTTGGCATAGTCACGGTGACGTGAGAACCCTTTCTTTCTCACCCCAGCAATTATCTTTGCAACAGATGCCCCGACAGTTGAGTCAAAGGCTGTAAAATCGCCTGCGAAATGGTTGTCATAAGCATCGTGCTCTGCTATCAACTTACTAATATTAGCACCATTAAGAGGCATGCCAACTTTGATATTAGTGGACCAAAATTTGAAATTATGGTTCGGGAAGTAATTCCACAATGTTGATGAAATGTAGTGCACAATGGGGGCACTAATAACCGTGCGGACCAAGTCATTTTCCCACTTCTTCGGTGGTAAGGCTTCACCTTTGACAGACACTCCGGCCACAGGAACGAGGCCTGGAGCTACTTTGAAAGTCTTGGCCCATAATTGGAGCATTGCTGGAATGCCACCAATGGATTTGATAAATGCTGACCTTTTTAGTTTTCTCCACTTGCCGTTTTTGGTGACTTCTCCCCAAAAAGGGCCTAAGCCATACTTCTTCTCCCATTTCCTAAGGATGTGATGGAAAGGAGTTAGTTTTGAATTGCGAAAAATGTCTCCAACCAAAACCATGACTTCATTAATAGATACGTCAAGCCCCTCAACAGGCAATGCTTCAAAATATCGAGCCAATGATTCTAATTCATTTTCTTCCGTGGCATACTGCTCAGTCCTTTTCCAGTCCTCAGTATTGTCACGGAGTCGCCATAACTCCTTAGCAACTTGCAAGTCCAAATGCGTAACGCCTTGCTTTATAGAAGTTGTGCCAATCACATGATCAATATAACTCGTTATGTTCTGTGGGGCAGTTGGCGTGCTATTTGTCACCACTGGTGCAGTAGGCCAACCAAGTTCAGACAAAATTTCTTGAGTCTCATTTATCGCATCCCTGTCAAATCTATCTGGCAAGGACCTGATGAATTCAGGCACAGCTATCTTGTCAACTGTTTTATTCAAATCTAGGATCATATTATTCCAATAAGAACGCAAAGTTTTCTTCTTCAAGTTCAAGCCTTTGACATCAGATTTGGCATTTAAGGAAATAAAATGAAGCACGAGCCCCCAATTTATCAACTTTAATAACATGCGCAATATAGCCAATTTTAACAGTGTCCGAGCTGCCTTGAAGTTTCGCCTCCACACAAGCCAATAAAATGGGTAGAATGCCAGTGTCCAAATGAAGACCATCAAGTCAGAACCAAGCATGACAACTTTGTCAGAAGCCACAAGGCCGAGGAAAATTACACACAAGGAAACCCTAAAAGTGAAGAAGAAAGCACGTGTTTGAAGACGCACAGCTGCATAAAGCACTCTAGAGTACATCATGGTCAACATGAAAGCAACAGAAACTAAACCTCCCAACCCAGGTAGGAAACTAGGGCAGTAAAGAAAGTAAGTTATGACTGCTATGACTGCGGGTTCGTCTTGTGATGCAAAAGCTACCACATTCTTTTCAGTGAATGTGATGCCACCAAATTGAATGCTAAATTTCAGGTTCTGGTCTGACACCACTCCTAAAAGACGTGTTGTCAGTGATTTGACTTTTTCATTACCAAGTGGTGTGCTTTTAGCAAAGCTCATGGCGAATGAGATGATAAAACACCACAAGAGAGGCCCTAGCGCAAGTGCACTAGACACCGCCGCGCATAACCATAGCAGCACCTTCACAGTGAGGGTGACTGTGAACACAACTCCAAAACACTTGAAAATGATTACAGACATTATGACGGGAATGGACCAAGCTATGCCACTCAGCACCCAAAACAGCAACCAAACAAACAAGAAGAAAGACAAAGTGACTCCTGCACGAACTGATTGGCTGATCAAATATGGCAGGAATTGAACTGTGTCCATCATCATTTCATCTAAAGTCACATCTGTTTTCGGCCATGATCCAGGCATCTGTGCCAGATCGTCTGCTGTGAGAGCAGGCATTTCAACATGCGGTGCTTTGGCACCAAACAAGTAACCAACGAAATTTATTCCAAAATTTACCATGATTGACCGGACATTTAAGCCGGTTTCGCCCAGTTCTCTCCGAATCATTTCTGGGAGCAAACTAGCATAGCTAGTGACAAGCTAATCATAAACAAACAAAATCCAATAGGAAACAGGCAAGCAACCTATCCTATACCAAAGAAAACAACAGTACAGTCGTACTGAATCCTGATTGATCCCCTTAATAGTGGGACAGTTAG